TAGGACCATTTACGTCATCAGAACAAATTGAATTTGCTAATACAATATTATCACTAGCATATCCAAAAGTACTAATATAAGATTTTGCAACTTCTCCAAAATGATAAGAATCTACTGCATTCGGGTAAGTAGCTTGAACAATTGCATCATATGATGATGAGTTTGGTTGTCTATTAACAGCTGTTAAAACTGATGTCCATGCACTTGCACTTTCAACATAAAAATTACCACTTGAAGAATAAAACATTCCACCTGTTACTACTGTAGGAGTAAGAATAGGGTCAAATGTTAATACATCAGGTGTTGTTAAGGATGCAGTAATACCTCCAGTTACAGTTAAAGAACTATTAATAGTAATTGCGTTTCCAGAAACAGGTTCAATATTATTAGTTTTTAAAGTACTCATTTTTTTTATTTTTTATTTTTTATTTTTTATACGTTTCCAAAGTAAAATATACCACTTGAAGAATAAAATATTTTACCTTCTGGGGTAGCGGGTGTAGAGATAGGATCAAATACTAGTACATCAGGAACTATAACATTTCCCGAAATTGTTTGATTTGAATCTAATGTTAAAGATCCACTAATAGTTATATTATTTCCTGATGTGGATTCAATTGTGTTTGTTGATAATGTGCTCATGTTTATAAATATTAAGTTGATGCTACAAAATACTCTAATTGAATATTTCCTCCAATTGCTTTAGCTTTTATGGAATCAATATAAGTAAAACTACTATAATACATTTCGTCAACATAACTTTCAGCAATATAATCTACGGTTGAAGACGCATTTATATCAGCATCATTCAACATAAGTGTTTTGCCTGGGGATAAATTAAATAAAGTACTTTCCTCATCTGTAGCAATTAGATATATAACGGCTTCATATGTTGTAGATAAATTTGTAATTCTAACGTATTTTGTATCTTGTTTTACAAATGCTCCACCGGTTTGTTCTTCTTCACTATTACAAAAACGTAAAATTTCAATTCCTGAACCACTAAAAGTGGTAGAAATAGTGTCTACTCGCCTTACTATTTGATTAACATCACTAATTGTTTTAAACGTGCGTGTTTTTTCAGTAGTAGTATTTGGGAGGGTTATTTCTTCCGTTATGGTTACATATAAATTAGCCATTTATTTTGTTTATAAATATGATAGGATGTTACCTAAGTAAATTAACTTCTAAGATTCTTGTATACATCTAAAATAAATTCTACTATTTCGTGTCTGTGGTTTTTTTCTAACGTAATTACTTCAAATCCAGGTACATCTTTCATATGCTTACATACAACATCAAATCCGGAAGTTTTACGATCTTTTAAGTCAATTTGAGCGGCATCACCACAAAATATCATTTTAGAGCCATAGCATATACGAGTCAATAATAACTCCATTTGTGTATCCGTTAAGTTTTGTGCTTCATCAATTACTACTAAACAATTAGTAAAGTTTCTACCTCGCATAAACGATACAGGTACAATTTCTATTTCACCTTCGGATATACATTTTTCAATTTTTTCTTTATTGTATAAACGATGCATGTTCTCATATACAGGGGCTGTAAATGGAGCCAGTTTTTCATTAACGTCTCCTGGTAAAAAGCCAATATCTTGTCCTGCTACTACAGTTGGTCGAGTAATAATAATTTTTTCAATTTCACGACTAAATAATAAATCTAGGGCAATGTTAGCGGCTAGTAAAGATTTACCTGATCCGGCTTTACCTTTTAATACAGTTACAGTATTGTGGAGTATTTTTTCTTTTGCTCTTTTTTGTTCCTCATTTAATTGGATTTCAAATTTGATCGGACCTTTAGGTTTTCTTTTTGTTTTAAATGATTCTTGGGCTTGGGATGTTCTATTAAAATCTGTCATATAACTATATTTGCTAATAAATATTATAAAAAACTAAAAAAGCCGAACTTTCGTTCGGCTCTTTATAATCGGTTTTTTATTTGCTATTAAACACTAGCTAAATCACTAATAAAGATACGACCGAAGAATTCTGGACGGATCATTTTCTTAGCATAACGAGTTAATAAACCTTTACGTGGTGTAAATGTTGTTGGATCGTAAACTAATGGAGTCATGATTAATGGTACATATGGAGCAAATACCGCACCAGTTTCAAGGAATTGAGCTCCTCTATAACCCATTAATATAACGTTTTCTGTCATATAAGGGTTTTTGTAAACTGTAAAACGGTTATTCATTTGACCCGCTTTTTGGATACCAAATGCATAAGATGCTTTAGTTGCATCACCATCAGTTCCTGCAGCAAATCCTGGGATTGTTTCTAAAATTGTTGCTACTGTTGGAGAACATACTAAGAAATTAGCACCACCTCTAAGAGTCTTTTGGTGAATCTTATTAGATACTTTTTGCATTTTTGTTCCTAAAGTTTGGAACCATTGACCTTGTGTATTGTAAAAATTAGCTGTAGTATCCCAAGCGGTTTTAGCAGCGTTTAAGCTATTATTATTTTTAGCTGACCAGAATTCATCTGCAGCAGAAGCATCTTGGATCAACATATCTAAGTTTTCAAGATCTATTTCTAGAGCAATATATTCAGACATGATTGATGTTAATTCAGCTTCAGCATCTAATGATTGGTATGCGTTTAAATCCTGTGCAAATTCTGGTGTCCATTGTGCTTTTAACTTTCTAGTTTTAGCAACAATTGCTTCAGATTTCATTTGGATATTGATTTGTGGAATAGCTAATACATCAGCAGATGTTGATTCAGCATTAGTATATCCTGCACCACTGTTATCTTCAAAATCACCACGTGTATTATCAGCCGGAGCAACGTTATAATACAATACAGATCCAGCTGAAGTTGCACTCATATTAGCAGCTGATTTTTGGTATACAAATGTAATTGTAGTACCGTTTGTTGAAGTGTACTGAGGTAAAATATCAGAGTTTAAGAAATTAGATCCTGATTCTAATACAAATGCACGAACACCTTTAGTATCAAATGAACGACCTGCAGTTGTAGGACCTGTTACAGTGATAAAAGAGAAAGTAGTACCAGCAGAAATAGAAGCTGACAATTCATTAGCATATTGTACCATGTTCCAAGTTGCAGAACCTGAAGCTGTTGGGGTTAAAGCTGAAGATGTGAATTGGTTAATTGAATAAGCAAATCTACCAGCACCATAAAGACCACCATTTGGATCAGCACCTAAAAGTGGATTAGTATCACCATACATTGAAGATGTTGCACCATATACACCAGCTGCAGGACCAAATGCTTTACCAGGAGCTTCTTTGTTATCTGCACCGTATTGAAAATCTAAGAAGAAAACTAGACCTGAAGGTAGGTTCATTGGTTGTACCGACATGAATTCTTTAGTTGATAAAGAACCAAATACTTTACGTACCAATGGAAGAGCTACACCAGCCCATGTTTCACCTTGTCCTGTAGTAAACCCTGAACCTCCAATTTGAGTAGAAGATTGCTCAGTTACTAACTGTTTTGCTTGGTTTTCGAGAATCATAGCCATGTTGCTTTTATCAACTTCGCTACCAAGTCCTTCTAATAGACCTGTTTTTCCCCATTTTGACGCCATTCTATTGGCATCGCTCTGCATGCTTTTAAAGCTACCTGCAGCGCTTTCGAGTAATGAATTAATACTTGACATTTTGTTTTTTTGTTTTAAGTTTATAATTTAAATAATTCCAGCCAATTTTTGCATTCTTAAGAATGCCTCGTTTGACTCTACGATTGGTTTGTTAACGTTAGGTGTCATTGTTCCTTTTGAAGCTCTACCTAGGTTTTCTTTGATGATATTTTTTGAAACTTTGATGCCCTCATTTAATGTTTCAAATACCATTTTTACTTCACCTACATTTTTAGCTCTGTCAAAAGAAGTTAACACTTTTACTTTTTGACTTTCGTTTAAGTTTTTAGCTTTGAAGATTTTATTTGTGTAAAGCAATTTAGCGTTTAACAAATTAATTTCGTTCAATTCAGATTTAAGAACTTTAATTGTTGAATAAGCTTCAGAAAGTTCAGAATTCATATTTTCAGAATTCATACTTTCAGAATCCATTTTTGTTGAAGTTTCAGCAATTTTTGCTATTTCATCACTAATTTTTTTCTCTGCTTGTTCAGGAGATAAACCTTTTACGTCTTTTGCAAGTTTTTCAAGAGCTTTGTTATCAGCTTTTCGTTGTGAGAAATATTGACGAAGTAATGGAATACCTATTCCTGTAAATACACCCGCCATTGCTGCCATTGCTCCTATATCTGAAAGTCCGGTTGCGGATACTTCATCTATTGGTTCTTCCATTTCATCCATTTCTTCAATTTCTTTTAAAAGTTCTGCTAAATCTACTTCTTCGTCTTCTACACTTATTTCAGATTCTTCACTTTCTTCACCTTCTTCACCTTCGTGACCTGCTTCAAGTTCACCTTTTTCGATCATGTCTTTAATTACATCTTCAATCATGTCTTTAAGGTCTTCATCTGTTAAATCTTCGAGATCCAATGGTTCACCTTCTTCGTCACTTTCTTTAGGTTCCTCAGACTCTTCGTCTTCTTCACCTTCTTCAGCTTCGTTTAGTGTATCATCTTCTTCTAATTCTAACTCTCTTAAAAGTTCTTCCAAATCAACTTCCATCATTTTTTTCTCATCTTCATTTTCTTCCATAGGATTTTTGTCGTCTTCCATTTCGTACATTTTGTCTTCCATTTCTTCCACTTCATCCATTTCTTGAAGTTTTGCTGCGAACATTGATTTCAATTGAGGTGTAAAAGCTTCTTCTAGAGCTACTTTTGCGTTTGCTATTGCCGTTTCTTTAACAGCTTTAGCGTCAGCGATTGCTTCTTTAAGCATTTCTCTGTTTGTTGCCATTTTTCCTAAATTATTTTTGTTGGGAAAATACGTTTATTATAAAACGTAATAGAATTCATTTAATTGATGCCACATATATTGAGGGGAGTGGCATATTCCAGTATACGTATGTAAGGATTTTTTAAAGTCGTGTCTTAGAATATAGGACATGTACCTTTAGCACATAAAATTTCAGTTACAATTGAATTTGCACGTGCATATGGATCTAGGAATGTAGTACGTGATTCATTTAATGCACCATTTTTCATCCAAGAATCTGGATTAGATGGGTTGGAAACTAGATCCCAAGTGAGCAATTCAAAATCATCTTGTACTTCCATTACACCACTTGTTTCTTTTAAGGAACCCATTCCACGAGAAGAAATACCGATTAGTAAACCATTTTTAACTAATGCACCCGCAATTCTACCAGATGAAGTACCTAAATCTCCCATATCAGAGAAAATTTCTACTTTACCCCATATTTCATCACCTTTCCAATACACTTCACGTATCGCGTGTGATGCGTTTTTAAGGTTAATTACTTGCGAGTCAGGGTGATCTAATTCACCACATATCTCAGTTGATTTCATTTGGATTTTACGTGTAAAATTGTCGATTTCACGTTCCCACAACTCCCTTGGGTAATATCTTCCGTTACCGTTTTTTACTTCAACAGTAGCCAATATACCTTCAACGAAAACATTTCCATTGTTTTTTATCCCTTCCAATAATGAAAGTGGTTTAGGACTGAAATGTCTTGTTTCTATAAGTAGTTCTTTTTTCATATTAGTAGTCCATTCCGTCCATTTTACCTTCTAAGTCTTGACGTAACATATTTCTATCATCAAAAGATAAATTTTGATAATTTGAGATAATTGAATCTATTTCTTCTCCTTCATCATATCTTTGTTCAGCATCTTCTTTAGCAGCTAAATATCCTTCAGTGGGTTCAATGTCAACTTCATCAATTACTTCTTTACGGGGAGATTTTGCTTTACCTTTGTTCATCATTTTCTCTAATTTAGCTTTTGCTTTTTCTAGAGATTTAATGTCTTTTGAAATTTCTTTAACTTTTTTAGCGTCGGTAAGATCTTTCATATCTTCATCTTCATCTAATCTAGAAATTTGTGATTGCTTTTTGTCGATTAGAGCTTGTACTTTTTCTAATTTAGAAGCAATAATTTCATGTTCTGCTTCTTTGTTAATATCTATTAATTCTTTTTCTACACTTTCTCTAAGAGATAAAGATTTATAATTTTTTAAAATAGTTAAAATCTCATCATTTCCTAATCCCATTTCTTCTAAATAATTAAATGCATCCCCCTTAGACATTCCTTCTATTTTTTCTAAATAATCTTCAACATCTAGGAGACCTTCTTGGCGATCATATTCATAATCATCCGAATAATGAGCTACATTTTTATCATCACCATAAGATATAGGAACATTTATAGGATATGAAGGTGCAACATCGTTATCAATAACACCAAGAGAAGCTTCATTAAATCTTGAATCAGTTGTTTCTTCTGCATAGTTTACAGGTAAAACAACTATCATTCCTCCTTCAGGATCTCGATTAAGATTTTCTAAGTTAGATATGAATTTTTTTAAACTTTCAATATTAACAGGACGTCCTCTACCTTTTTCTCCAGATTCTGCTTTTTCAAGTTTAGCATATTGTTTTGGTAATTCTTCACTTAACCAATCTTTTAATTTTTCTACGTCAAAATCATTAGGGAAGTCAATAACATTATAAATAGCTTCTCGATCAAAAATTGGGTATTTTACTGTAGTAGAACTAATGAATTTTTTAACATATATTTTAAATTGATCCCAGTGAAATGAATTTATATTGTTTAAAATATTATTAAGTGGGTTTTTAATATCTGAAGGATTTTCTAGGGCACTTACAAGATAAGAAGAAAATAGGATAGTATTATCAGGTAAAACTTTTATGTGTGGGATCCTCATAGATTCATTATATGCTGGGGCATTTTCTCCAACCTTTAAAAGATTAAGTTTTTTTCTAGCTATTGGAGGAAGAATATAGTATTTAGGGATAAAAATTTTACCTTTTTTGTCACTACCAATATTGATAGTACCCATAGTAGCAAAACCTCTACCTGCTTCTTTTAATTCCTTATCAATTATCTCACGAATTACTTTACGTAATTTAGATTCTTCTTCATTGATAGGTTGAATGGATTCATTTAAATCGCCATATCCAGATGCTTTATATTTTCCTTTAGCCTCTTTTGGAGTGCCTAAACCAGGTGCTTCAGTTGTATAACCTAAACCTTTAACTCCAAATTGACCATCTTTTGTATAGTGAATTGGGTCTTTAGTTAAATTTTTAAATACCATGTCTTTTAATTCTTGCATGGTTTTATCTGCATTTTTAGGATCTTTCATTTCAGCATAATAACCCATCATAATTTGATCAAAGATCATGTTATCAGGATTTTTTTCATCTGAATTATCGAAGTTATGTGAGTAATCTTCTTCTACTCTTTTAGATACTTTTTTCTCTTCGGCTTTTACTTTTTCGTCCTCATTTTCTTTCTTTTTCTTAGCTTCAGCTAAAAAGTTTTCAAATGCCAACTCATAAGATTCTTTTTTCTTTGAATCAAATGGAGAATTGATTGGTCCTAAACTAACAATATGTTCAGTAATGATATTTTTTGTTATAAGGGATGCAGCCGCTTCTTCAAATGTAGCTGCGTTGCGAACTATATTTGGGAATTGACGTTTTGCTTCTGTAAGGAAAACACCTGTGTGTCCTTTACCTTCTTTGATTAACAAATACTGATCTTGTAGTGTCTTTTTCATTATTTTTCTGTTAAAAGTTGTTTTACCTCTTTAAGGTAACTTAATACTATTTCTATTGGTTGTGTTATATCATATGAACCTGCATTTCCACTATATAATTCAATAGTTTCATTCTTTGCATTAGAAACTAATGGGGATATTTCGTTTAATAATTTTTCAATTTCATCTATACCATTCAAACGTTTTTTCTGAAATTCATTGGTTTCGGTTAATGGTTCTTCTTCCCAAAGTTTTTTAACTTGTAAACCAGATCCTTTAATTTTATCAGGTACAGGTGTAAATCCTAATTTATAGTAATAAATATTTTTAGTTCCTTTAGAATTAGTTTTAGAAGCAAATGCTGCTGGTGTAGCGTAACCTTCACCTTGACCTGCAGTAAAAGAAGCACCACCTTGACCGGTAGCAGACATTTCTTTTAATTTTTTTCTAATAATTTCTTTAAACTTATCCATTTACAGTTTCTAATTCATTGATTAAGTCATAATACTGTAACAAATCAACTAAATCATTATCTGTAATCTTAGCATTTTTAGCTGGTGGAGTAATTATAGAGATAATTTCGTTAATTTTTATTTTGGTAACTTTGTTTTTTGTTTTCTTGTTCAATTCTAATAATTCTTCTTTAATCTCATTAATTTTACTTGTATAAAATTCTTTTAAACGGGAAGTATTATCAACTGATGTAATATATTCTTTTAAAATTGATTTTTGGTTTTGGTGTAATACATCATATTTTACATTAAAATTTTCCAATACCATTTTATATGCTAAAAAACGTACGTCTTTGTCTGATTTATTAAATTCATCCATTACCTCGTCTTTTACTACAGATGGTTTTATTTGAGCTGCTGTTAAATGCTCTAATATAGTAACTTTATTATCTATAGTTTGATCATGATCTACAGTTTGTGGAGAATTTACAATCTCTAACAATGTATAAAATGCAGCATGTACCTTATAGTTGGGGAGTTTATGACCAAAAAATTCATTTAAATCATAGTGTTTTTGAATTTCACTAATCAAGTTATATTTTTGTCTTTTAATCACACCTCTATTTAAAGCCTTTGATGAATCCGTTAACGTGCCAATTACAATATTTGCTTTTGCTTCCGTTAATGATATTTTCTTTAAAAGAGTTTCGTATAACTTGTACTCACGACCCAATTCCGATTTAACGAAATATTTTTTAAGTATGTCTGTTGCGGGTGAATCTTTGCCATCTAATGTATCAGTTGTTATCTGACGTATAAGAAGTTCAAAGAGAATACCCGTATTTTTATACTTTGAATGTTTTACTTGCATCCTATTATGTTGTTTGTTAATAAATATATGAAGGTATTTTACTCTCGTATTTGTGATTCATCTAATAATGAATTTCCTTTCATATCCGATTCATAAATCATTTGTTTCTTTTGATTTTTTATATCGTTAAACATTTTAGAATTTTTATTTCGTGTAGTTTTCGTTTCTAATGCCAATGGGGATCCACCTTGATATTTTGGTTTGGTAGAATCTGATTCATCTCCATCTTTTTTCATACCTATAGCTCCTATTCTATCTTTTCCTAGGGCATTGTCTTGAGTATTTCTATCAGTTACTTTTTCTTCAGGTCTGCCTAATGGGGATTTTTCATCATATCCTACAGGAACATTACCTTCATCGTATCTACCTCTACCATAAAGTGAAGCTAGATCGTGTGGTGTACCATATGATTTGCCTGTTTCTAATGGATCATTACCTTCGTTTTCAATTTGAGCAAGACGGAATTTACGTTTAGCATCTTGAGCAATTAAATCTCTATTTTCATCATATTGATCTTCACTTAAATGGAATATATTTTCATAAATCCAGTCAGTAGACATAAGTTTAGTTTCTATCATTTGAGAAGCTAAATCAACTTTTTCTTTCATCAATGCTACTCTTTCTTGATCATATATGATTGATGGTGTAGTTAAAGATAATTCAAAGTTAGTTAAACTTTCATCCGTGTAACCTTGAGCGTATAAATGTACTAACGCGATCTTTGTCAGTTCAGATACTACAATGCGTTGTATGCGTTCAACTGTGCGAGCAAAGCGAATATCCTCAGCCGCTAACGTTGCTTTACCTGTTAAATCTTTTTCATAGCCCATAAATGCTTTAGGCACTTTAAGGGCAGCAAATAATTTATCTCTTAAGTATTCAACATCCTGGATTCCATCATATTGTAAGCCACCTAAATTATCTATTTTAGTTGCTTGATCATTACCACGAACCGGAATATAAAAATCTTCAAGTAGGTTTTGCATATTGTACTTCAAGTTATAATCACCTGTTTGTTGATCAATATATGGAGTACGTTTCATTTTGGAAATTGTTTTCTGCATGAAATTTTCTACTTCAGCAGGTGCAATATTACCAACATTGATATAGAATATACGTTTTTCAGGTGCACGAACAATTCTGTGAATCAACATTGCATCTTCCATCATTGTATATTGTTTAAACAATTTACGTCCTGGTTCTAAATAAGATCTACCATAAGGTAAAAAGTTAGTATCCGTAAGTAAACGGAAATGGGACATTTCGTAATTGTCAAAATAAATTGAACCCGCTTGCCCACCAGCGTTTGGTACATTATAGTAACCATAATCTGAAGGTGATGAGATTCCATCTGGGTCAAATCTAAATCTTACAGAAGCTGGGTGTTCTTTATCATATCCATCTTGTCTTTCAATATGAAATGCATTATAAGGAATTACATTATATACACCAAATTTTTCAGCAATTTCTAGTTTTAAGAAAAAATCTCCGTATTTCAACATATTACGAATCCAAGGCCATAAGTTAAATTCTATATTTAATACATCATAGAATAGATTATAAAGTGTTTTTTGAACATCTTCATCTGAAGATCTGATTTGTAATACTTCGCCCATATCATTACGGAGGGTACTTTCATCAGCAATAATGTCTAAGGCAGAAGCAACGATAGCATCTGTATCCATTGCATCGTACTCGGAATAAAGTGTAGGGCGTAAAGTTTGGTAATTAAAACTACTTTGATATCCATAAATTGAAGTGTGTGAATTAGTGTAGATTCTATTAAATCTATCTATTAGGGCATTAGTTTCATATTCACCGGAAACTTGGATTTTGTTGACATCCATTACTTTAAGAGCGTTATCTCCTTCATTTCGGATGATAACATCTGTTGAAAACAATCTTTTTAATCGTGTGAATAAGCCTGTATCTGCCATGGTTTTTGTTTTTCTATCCTAAAAGCCAAGAAATATCTTCTTGATCATTTGAATAAGGGTTATCTATTTTATAAGGGTTGTTATTATATTTATCAGCATACGAAACTCTAGTTGAATATCCCCCGGAAAATTTGGAAGAATTAGATGAAATTCCATTAAGCATACTTTTAGTCATATCCATATTATTTTGTCTTAATTTAAAAGCCGTATCACGTAAATAACAACCAATAGCAAATGCCATCATCAAGTCATCATTGTAACCTGATTGTGCTTCTGCTCGGCCATTTTTCCATATAAATACCTTCATTTCTTCTAATAATCGAGTAGAGTAAAAAACAACACCTTTATCCATAACAGCTTCTTGGAATTTACCAACTGATATAGGGCGGGTTGTTTGGGACATTGTAAATCCAGGGGTCATCTTACTTACATCCATATATGGATCAAAGAAAGAATCTGTATTATTAAGTCCACCTTTCGGTGAATAGTAAAAGTTTTGATAACCTCTATCTAAAATGGTTTGTACAGTAGACCAACCTACACTTTGATTTTCGACTGCTAATAGGGCATTGTTATATTCTGTTGCAATGCTAACTAATAGATTTCCATAATCTTTTGTATTAATCTGTCCCTTATATTCACCTACCTGGGTGAATGATTCAACATCTAAAATGTGAAATCCTGAATAATCCTTACCATCGCCACGAGCCACATCGGCTACAATTAGATAGTTCCTTGAATAATTTGCTGGTTCCCAGATCCATAGGTTTTGATCTATACCACGTTTTTCTAGAGGGTCTTTTATATGAAATTGTTCATAAAATGAAATATCTTCTGGTTGAAATACTGTATCACCAGAAGTGGTGAAGTCACAGTCACATTCCTGTGCTGCCATTCGGATACCTAAATCGGAATCTTGTCTGTCTCTCCATTCTTGATCACGTTCAGGGTGAACTTGCCAAGGCAATCTAATAGGTAAAAAACTATTATCACCCATTTCTGCAGCAACCCATGTTTGATGAAACCAATTACCAGTACCATAAGGTGTAGATAAAGCAATACATCCACCACCAGTAGCTAAGGTTTGTTGAGCTGAAGCCCATATTTCACTAATGTTATGGATAAAGGCGGCCTCATCTATAATTAACAAAGAAACTGCTTCTGAACGACCTGCATCACTTGATGCTCCAACCGCTTTAATTTGTGATCCGTTTTTTAAACGTAATGTTAATTTATTATCTTCAGTAGGTTTATCTTTTTCTTTTAACCAAGAAGGTAAACTTTCGTACATGAACCTTACCTTGGTAACCATGTTTTTAGCAGTTTCCTGTTTAGTTGCAATACAAAGTATATTTTTATCTTGATGAAATATTAACATCCACAATGAATAACCTGCTGCTAATGTTGATATACCTAATTGTCTTGATTTTAAAACAATGGAATAAGGATTTTCTTGAAATAGTGTAAGTACTTTTTCTTGAAATGGATATAAGTTAAATTGAATACGTCCACGTTTTGGATGTTGAATATAACAGTATTTCTTCATAAAATATGCTGGTGATTGGGCACATTTTACATATTCCTCTCGGATTAACTGTTTTAAATTCTTTTCTTCCATTATTTAATTACTATAAATGTAGTAATAGTAAGTAGGGAAGCTACAAATCCTCCTCCTAACCATTTAAGGACTGATTTAAGATTATTGTTTTTGCGAGTTAATTTAGTAACATCGCTTTCAAGTCCTGTTATTATTTCATCTTTTTTAACAATTATTTTATTATAATCGCTTATTTGAATAATGTAATTTTGTTCTTTATCTATATAAAGTGTAATAGTACTATCTTGAATACTAATTTTTTCATTTAGTTGCCAAACTAATTTATTTACAACTTTTAATTCTGCAATAGCTGAGTCTCCTTTAACTAAATCAATAGCTATAAGTTTTGCTTTATTATATGAAAAGCAAATTTTACTTGTATCTTTCTGTGAAAAACTCGTTAAGCTCAGAAGGAGAAGAACTACTAATATCCTTAATTTTTTTACCATAATATGCACGTGTTTGTGTTAGCTCTTTTTCTGTTATTTTAATTTTTTTATTTAATGAATCTATAACTTTATCTTGTAAATAAATTTTATTTCCTAATTCAACATTAATATTTTTTAATTTATTTGTTTCATTTTGTAAACTATCTATTTCTTTTTTTTCTTTATCGTAAGTATTTATAGGAGTTGGAGTAGTTCTAAAAAATATTAAAAATATTATTAACAATAAAAGTATCCCACCTATAATTAAATGGGAT